TACTTTGAGGACGGCGGAGCTACGGTCGTTTTAGGCGGTGAGCAATTGCCTCCACCTGTACAAGAAGAAGAATTTGACGAACGCGGCGTAGGAACCTTCTTTGCAGAACAATATACACCTTTCATGGACCCTCCGGAAGGCGCACGGTTTGATGCGGACAGACAGTCTGAGATAAGAGCGTCTGGTAATCCGGGTTCCGAGGCCCGCGAAACATATTACCCGGAAGGTAATACATTTTACGAAACCCTACAGCAAGATTATAATTATCCGTTAGTTCAGGACCCTATTGAAGGTCCGAACCGTCATGGTCGGCCAGAGGGTCGCCAAGACTTACCTACTCCTCAAGAACTAGCGGATACTCGTGGGCACATGTTGGGTAGTGCTTTGATGGCCGCGGACTACGGCCCAAAGACCGCAATGACGGTAGGAAACCTTGGTGAAGATATTGGTTTCTCAAATCGCTTACATCGTGCTATGGATAAACGGAACAACGCGGTAGGTATTTCAATTTTTAAAGCGGCTGGTATAGACGCGACACCTGCTCAGTTGGCAAAAATGGTGGATGCGAAGATATTTAAACAGCTAGATGTAATTATGGGACGTGCTGCGAATGAACGCAGGTTTAACAGTCCAGAGAAGGGGCCGGATGTGTATCTACCAAGAGATCAATTCGGTTACTTCATATCGGAGTATTAGGAGTAGCAATGGCAAATGGTAAACCAAATGCAGGATTGATGGACGTACCATCGCAGTTAGACACAGACGAATTAGCGGCTGAAGTAGAAATTGAATTGCCCGATAGCTCTAACGTAGTGATGGCCGACATTGAAGCTGAAGATGTTGGCTCCATTCAAATTAGTCCCGAAGATGACGGTGGCGTCATTATTGATTTTGACCCGCAAGACCAGCGCGGTGTTAACGAAGATTTTTATGCAAACTTAGCAGAAGAGATGCCGGACAGGGAACTGGCGCGTATCTCAAGTGATCTTTTGTCTGAGTTTGATGCCAACAAAGCAAGTCGCCAAGAGTGGGAAGATGCTTACACTAATGGTTTGGAGCTTTTGGGCTTTACTTACGATGAGCGTACTCAGCCTTTCCGTGGAGCCTCCGGAGTAACCCATCCATTGCTTGCGGAAGCGGCAACGCAGTTCCAAGCACAAGCATTTAACGAGCTTTTACCTGCTGCGGGACCCGTTCGTACCGTAGTAATGGGCAAGGAAACTACTTCTAAAAACCAACAAGCCTCGCGTGTACGTCAGTTTATGAACTACTACATTACGAGTGTGATGGAAGAATACACACCTGACATGGATCAGATGTTGTTTTACCTCCCCTTGGCTGGTTCTACGTTTAAGAAGACTTATTTTGATGAAACTTTAGGTCGTGCGGTATCTAAGTTTGTTCCAGCAGAAAACTTGGTTGTTCCGTATGAGACCTCGGACCTCGAAACATGTCCTAACATTACGCAAGTTGTGCGTATGTCGCTTAATGATCTGCGTAAAAGGCAGATTGCAGGCACGTATTTAGACGTTGAAGTTATTCCTGCACAGAAAGAAATGTCTGATTTAGATGGTGAGATGGACCGTATCGAAGGTATGGAGCCTAATCAGATAGATTACGACTGCACAATTTTAGAATGCCACGTTGATTTAGATTTAGAAGGTTACGAAGAGGTTGATGACGAGGGCGAACCCACAGGTATTAAGGTTCCTTACGTTGTAACGTTGTCCGAGGACAACGGTCAGGTACTGTCGATTCGTCGTAATTTCCAAGAAGACGATGAGCTAAAAAGAAAAATACAATACTTCACCCACTTTAAGTTTTTACCGGGCTTCGGTTTTTACGGGTTAGGTTTGATCCATACTATTGGTGGTTTGTCACGAACCGCCACGGCGGCACTGCGACAGTTGATCGACGCTGGTACGTTGTCCAATCTCCCAGCAGGCTTCAAGGCCCGCGGACTACGGATCAGGGATGATGATTCTCCGTTGCAACCCGGTGAGTTCCGAGATGTGGACGCACCCGGAGGGGCTATCCGTGACAGCCTTATGCCGTTGCCATTCAAGGGTCCTGACCAAACATTGTTCCAGTTGTTGGGGTTTGTTGTAGAAGCCGGACAGCGCTTTGCGACGATCACGGACCTCAAGGTTGGTGACGGTAACCAGCAGGCTGCGGTTGGTACAACCATTGCTATGATGGAGCAGGGCACTCGTGTAATGAGCGCGGTGCATAAACGTTTGCATTACGCCATGAGGCAGGAGTTTAAGATTCTTGCGCGTGTAATGTCTGAAAGTTTGCCGCAAAAATATCCGTATACTGTACCGGGTGGTGACGAAACCATCATGCGGGAAGATTTTGATGATCGTGTAGACGTAGTACCGGTTAGTAATCCTAACGTATTTAGTCAGGCGCAGCGTATTATTATGGCGCAGACTAAGCTACAACTAGCGTCACAAGCTCCTGAGTTGCACAATCTTAACGAAGTGTACCGGGACATGTATGAGGCACTTGGCGTAACTGACGTTGACCGTATTATGAAAGCGGTTCCAACAGATGAGCCTGTACCTATTGATCCTGCACAAGAAAACATTAATGCTTTGGACATGTTGGAGCTACATGCTTTCGAAGGACAAAACCATCAAGCGCACATTACCGCGCACTTGGTGTTTGGCGCATCACCTATGGTTGGTGGTATGCCTCCTGTTGCCATAAGCTTGCAGAAGCATGTTATGGAACACGTACAAATTGCAGCTAAAGAACAAGCCGCTGTTGCCTATTTACAACAAGTGCAACAAAAAGGTGGCCAACCTGCAACAGATGACGAAATGCTAGAAGTCGAGAAGATGACAGCACAGTTTGTAGCAGAAGGCTTGCAGCAGGTTAAACAGCTATCCGGCGAATTGTCCGGTGCTGGTGCCCCTGATCCGTTGGTTCAGCTTAAAGAGCAAGAGCTACAGATTAAGGCACAGGGCGATCAGGCCGATCAAGCGATTGACCAAGCCAAGGTTGAACTGGACGCACAGAATCAACAAATGCGTGGTTCACAGTTTGACAGGCGTCTTGCTTCACAAGAAGCACAAACACAGGCTCGTATTGATGCTGCGATGCAGCGTGAGCTATTAAAGAACCAAGGAGGTTAAGATGAAAACAGTTGTTAAGGTCAGCGGTTCCGCACCAAAAGACGGACCAAAACCAGTAGAGTATGCACAGATTGATAAGCAGGGTCGTATTCCATACGGCAAGACTGCTGAAGCGCCATATTCAGATAAGCGTATGGAAGCGGGCAAAGGTCCGGGTTCCAAGCTTACTGCACGTGGTATGGGTGCCGCCAAAAAAGGCGGAAGTTACATAGGTTGCTAAGATGCCGTTAAAGAAGGGTAGTAGCAACAAAACAAAGAGCCAGAACATCAAAAAGTTGATGGATGAAGGCTATGAACAGAATCAAGCAGTTGCTATTGCTTTGTCTAAGGCTGGGGAAACGCCTGCCAAGCGTATGGCACGTGGCGGAATGGTAAAGGGTTTTAGCCCAATTGCGCGGCCACAACGTTTTCAAGGAGTTTTCTAATGGCACGAAGAGGAAGAGGCAAAATAAAAGAGCCTCGTATACCAACAACTAAAACGGCACCAACCGTAAAAAGAACACCTATTAATGTTGCTGAAATGGGCATAGATTTTAGCGCGGTTATGCCGTCGCCAGTTGCTCCATCACCTGCTGTAGCGCCTACGCCTGCTCCACCTCCGGCGACTCCGGCACCTGTTCCTGTTCCACAAATTGACCCGGCTGTGTTGGCTCAGATACAAGAACAATTTAACATTCGCGGTAATAGCCTGCCTGTTCAAGCGCCACCGCCACCGCCACCGGTACAAGTAGCACCACCTAGAATTGAAGAACCACCGAAAGCACCGCCTCCTGTACAAGTACCTCCACCATCATTTAGAACAGCAGACTTTCAAGATGGCAACGGCAATGGCGTAGACGATAGGGATGAACCAGTAGCACCACCACCTCCGGCAGCGGTTGCTCCACCACCGCCACCGCCTCCTGTGCAACCACAAGTCCCTCCGGCTATACCTCAAATTGATCCAGAGATTCTTGCACAGATACAACAAGAATTTAATATTCCGGCTGCGCCACCGGCACCTCCTGTAGCGCCGCCTGTACAAGTACCTCCACCGGTTATGCAACCTGCTCCGCCTCCTCCGGCAGCGGTAGCACCTCCGCCTCCGCCTGTTCAGGTTCCACCACCTACTTTTGTAGATGATTTTGAAGAGCCTTTACCGAACGATATGCGTAGGGGCATTGGAAGTTTGCCCGAAGCACCACCAGAAGCGGTTGTTCCACCACCTGTGCAAGTACCGCCACCGGTTGTTCAGCCAGCCCCTGTACCTGAAGCTGTTCAGCCACCGCCTGCACCTGTGGCACAAGAGTTTTCGTTACCGCCTCGGAGAATATCGGAACCTCGTTCTCAGCCCGTACCTGAAGCCGGTCCGGGAATGCCAACGCCATCGGGTGGTTTTTTACCGGGAATTGATTTAAATAATTTAGATTTAAGTGGCTTGGCCGTACCAAACCAAGTTCAGCCCGCACCAGAAGCTGTGGCACCTCCCCCCGTTGTTCAACCTGCGGTTGATCCGTCTTTGTACAGTGATCCTGAATTAGGTGTAGAACCCGGTTTTGGCGGTACTCGTGGTGTGTCTCCTATGAGTCCCAGAGAACAAATGGGTTCTAACTATATTGAACCTAGAGATGGTCCCGGTCAGGTGCCTCCCGGTCAAACAGTTGATATAAGCGAGCCCACAGGTATTGAAACCATGGCAGCGTCTGTAGGACAAGGTGATTATCTGGACGATGTTGCGGGTGACACCTCAGACACTATATCCTTACCTGACGGCAGCACTTTTGATCTTGGAAACTTAGATTTAAGTGGTATCGACATAGGCGGATTTGGCAGTATGTCTGGGGGGTTTGACTTAAATAATGTTAATGTCGGCGGCGAACAAGCGTTTGATCCATTTGCGGGTGTTACTGGCGGGCTTGGTCCCGGTGGTTATGGTCCAGAAGGTGGTGGCTTCACACCACCGTACAATACAGAACCCGGATTTGATCCTGTAGAAGATGTAATGTCATTGCCCTTATATGATGAAAACGGGAATATTGTTGGCGAACCGGCGTTTAACCCACCACAAGGCGCTGTAGATGAAGCGGTTGGCACTACCTACACCCCAGAGTTTGCATTTGACCCCGGTTTAGATTTTAGCGGCCTTGATCTATCAGGTTTAAACCTTAACCTTGGAGACGGGTTTGACGCCAACGGTTTTGAAGGAGACTTTACCTTTGGTGGTTCCAATAACAACATAGGCAATCAAGGCGGCAACCAAGGTGGTGATGTTTACAACCCAACTGTAAACGACACTGGTAATCCGTATCCGTTTATACCCGATGGTATTGACACCAGTCAGATGACACCGGACATGCTTGCAGGACTTAATACGTTTTATGAAAATGGTGGTATTGAAGGGCTTAACTTAAATTTCAACGGGATGGGCGGAAACTTTCCCGGTGGGTTTATGGGCGATTACACTCCCGGCAGTGGCACAGGCGACGGTTCTTACACAGTAGACCCTGTTGATCCTGTTGGAGACTTAGGTGTAGGTGATGATACTGGCGACGCTAGTGACCCTATTGACGTGACTACGCCGTATGTTCCACCAAACGTTCGTTCAGCCAGTTCGTACAGTTTGACAGGCGCTACGCCAACAAGGCCTGTTAGCCCTAACCCCTTCCAAAGACCCGAATCACAACAGGGGCTGGGTTCGTTAGCTGGGGGTGGTTAAAACTATCGACGACCTATGTAAAATTATGTAAAGTTAATTTAACTTTTTACTATTTTACGTAGGAGCAATTTTATTTGTTAGCTGAACTAGCCGCTTTTAACGCAGGCTTTGCCGTAGTAAAACAAGTCGTGGCTAATGGCCGCGATCTTTCTGATGCCATGGGCGCTATCGGAAAGATGGTGGGTGCCAAAGAGGACCTTAAACGTCGGGGCGATAAGAAAAAGAACAGTTTGTTCTCTGCGTTGGGTGGTAAAACAGAGGATGATTTTGAAGAGTTTATGGCTCTTGAAAAAATCAAGACAATAGAAAACGAATTAATTTCGATGATGCGCTTGTACGGTCGGCCCGGATTGTATGACGATTGGGTTCGTTTTCAAGCCGAAGCTCGTAAGAAACGTAGACAAGAAGCTTTGGAAATTAAAGCTCGTAAAGCTAGAAACATGGAATATTTAGGCTGGGCTATTGCAATTACCATGATCGTAGGTGGCTTTGTTGGATTAATGTTTTGGGTAAAATGGTTAGCCGCCTAAAAAGTAATAAGACTCTTTATTTATATTCCGTTTAGATATAAGATAAAATGTGTAAAGTCGCAGGAGGCTATTTATGTTACAGCAACTTATAGGTCCTGTTTCAGGCCTTCTTGATAAGTTTATCGAAGACAAAGACCAAAAGGCAAAGTTGGCCCATGAGATTGGGACCATGGCCGAAAAACATGGGCAGGAGATAGCTCTTGCGCAAATTGCGCTAAATACCGCCGATGCTAAAGGAAACTGGTTTCAGTCTTCTTGGAGGCCTTTATGCGGTCATGTTTGTGTTCTTGGTTTAGCCGTAAATTTTTTAATTTCCCCTATTGCAGCAGGTTTTGGCGTGGTGATACCACAAGCCGACATGTCAGTAATGATGCCCGTTCTCATGGGCATGTTGGGTCTGGGCGGTCTCAGATCATTCGAAAAGACGAAAGGCGTAGCAAAATGAGTTTTAAGTTATCTAGCCGCAGTTTAGGAAAACTGGAAGGCGTTCACCCTAAATTACAAGAAGTGGTAAAAAAAGCAATTGGTTACACTAACGTGGATTTTGGTGTTACTTATGGGGTAAGAGACCTTGAAGAACAAGAGAGGCTTTATAAATCAGGCCGATCACAAACAATGAAGTCCAAACATCTGATACAAGAAGACGGGTTTTGTCACGCAGTAGACGTGGTTGCCTATGACGGTTCGGACGTAGTTTGGGAAATAAACGTGTATGATGACATTTGCGATGCCTTTAAAAAAGCAGCGCAAGAAGTAGGTATCTCAATAAAATGGGGTGCCGCGTGGTCCGAAGGTGACATACGTGATTATGAGGGTACGGCAGAAGAAGCCATGAACGCTTATATTGATTTACGCAGAAGCCAAGGACGTAGACCTTTTATAGATGGACCTCACTTTGAGATAATCGCATAAATTAATACTTTGTCCTAGCACATCCTATACATAGTGTGCTACGATAATATCGGACATTGTTCGATAATATGCGAGGGGTAAATGGACGACATCTATATAGCCGAAGCGGTCTTTCGAGTCTTGAGAGAAAGGCGACAATCGGTGGTAGACTTAATGATATATGGTAATGTTAAGTCTATGGAGCAATATCGTGAGCTTATGGGCAATCTGGAATGTCTAAATCACGTGGAACAGGAACTCAAGAGCCTGCTAGATAAACAGGAGCGATCTGATGACTAAATCAACAAAAATTGATTTGTCTGCCGCACCAAATGCTGCTTTTAATATACAAGCAGAGTCTGGTCCGTCAGAACCAATCAAACCAACGCCGGAAAAGAAGGACGAAACTCCAAACTTAGCCGACGCTTACACTGAAAAGCCTCGTCTCAACCCTGAGATGATTGGTAAAACACTTCTGGACAGAATGCCCAACCCGACCGGGTGGCGCATTTTAATCCTACCTTATCAAGGCAAAGCAAAAACCGCTGGCGGTATTTTCTTACCTAATGAGGTTCAGGAAAAAAGTCAGGTATCAACACAGGTTGGATACGTTTTAAAAGTTGGGCCTTTGGCCTATGCCGACAAAACAAAGTTCCCATCTGGACCTTGGTGTCAAGAAAAGCAATGGGTCATGTTTGCCCGTTACGCTGGTTCTAGGTTCCAAATCGACGGTGGAGAAGTTCGGATTCTTAACGATGATGAAATCTTATCCACTATTCTTGATCCAGAAGATATACACCAATTAACGTAAGGAGAGATAATTATGGCTGAAGCCGAAAAAGAACAAGTCGAATTAGACTTGGGGGATTCTGTAGAAACTGAAGTAGAAGTTTCTGAGGACCTTTCAAATAGTGAAACCTCGTCTAATGACGAAGATCAATTTCAAAAAGCTGAAACCTCTACACAAAAGAGGATTGATAGGCTTACTAAAAAAATGCGAGAAGCCGAGCGGCGTGAGCAAGAAGCTATACGTTACGCACAAGGCGTTCAAAACGAATCGCAACAAATTAAACAGCGTATGCAGACATTGGACACGAATTACGTGTCTGAGTATTCCAACCGTGTGTCTACGCAAATGCAACAAGCCGAGGCTGCTTTAGCGCGAGCTATTGAAATTGGAGATAGTCAAGCCACTGTAGAAGCACAACGTGCTTTAACTGGTTTAGCTATCCAAGCAGACCGTGCGGCGCAAGCAAAAGCTCAATCTGCAAGGGCGCAACAACAAGCGCAAGCTGCTGCGCAGTATCAAGCGCAACGTCCTATGCCTGCTCAACAACCTAAAAGGCCAGACCCTAAAGCAGAACAATGGGCTATGAAAAATAGCTGGTTCGGTTCTGATGAGGCTATGACTTACGCAGCCTTTGGAATCCACAAAAAATTGGTGGAAGAAGAAGGATTTGACCCGCAGAGCGATGACTACTATACTGAATTAGACAACCGTATTGCTTCTAAGTTTAATATGGGTGCTACGGCTTCTAACAGACGACCCGCTCAGACGGTTGTAGGAGCTTCAAGAAACACTTCTGGGCGCAGTGGGAAAAAGGTTAGACTCACCCCTAGCCAAGTCGCGATAGCGAAGAAATTGGGTGTGCCGCTTGAAGAATATGCGAAATACGTGAAGGAGTAATGAAGATGACAGACCAAAATAAAGAAGAAATGGGTGCTACCATCAAACGTACTGCTCGCGCAAACGAAACTAGGGAGAAACAGGCGCTTCGTAAGCCATGGGCTCCCCCGTCAATGTTAGATGCACCACCTGCCCCTGATGGCTTTAAGCATCGTTGGATTCGCGCCGAAACGCGAGGATTTGATGACACAAAGAACATCAGTGCCAAAATGCGTGAAGGTTGGGAATTGGTCCGTAAGGATGAATACCCCGATTTTGAATCGCCAGTTGTCGAATCAGGTAAATATCAAGGTGTGTTTGGAGTAGGCGGACTGCTTCTTGCCAGAATACCGTTAGAAACTGTAGCCGAGAGGACTGATTACTTTAATAAACGTAGTCAGGACCAAATGGAAGCGGTAGATCACGATATGATGCG